CAGGCGGTTGGAAGTTGCTAATGGCATTTTTAAAGCCCATAAACTTATCATATAAGCCCTGGAAAAAGCTTGTGACTGGCTGAATCTTTTGAACAGCCCAATCATAAATGCCTCCGAACACTTCTTTTGTCTTCTCCCATAAGCTACCTGCAGCTGCTTTAACAGTATCCCAATTTCGATATAACAAGACACCTGCCGCAACTACTGCAGCTATGCCAACAACTACCCAAGTCAAAGGGCTGGCAAGCATGGCCGTATTCATGGCCCATTGTCCAGCTGTTGCTAGACCCATTGCTGTTTTAAAACCCTGCACCATTGTTGTTACTGTAGAAATAACTTTCAATGTACCCATACCTGCAGCTACAATTCCCGCGGCTGTACCAACACCAATAAGTGTCTCTTTGATTGGCCCCCAATTTTCACGGACTGTATTACCGAACTCGAAAGCTTTTTGCACAATCCCCTGAATTTTAGGTACCAATTCATCAGCTTTTTGAGCAACACTTTGTAAAAATTCCTGCGCTCCTGCTCCGTTTACAACATCGGCTATTCCAACTTGTAGCTCTCGCCATGAAGAAATTAACCTGTTTTTAAGGCTCCCTTCTACTTTGGCTGAGGCGGCATCTGTTGCACCCTCAAAGCCTGTCATAGCGTCTTTAGCTCCAAGCATTGCATAAACGCCTTTTGCTTCAAGATCTTCAAATTTTGTACCAAATAACGCTACTGCTAATTGATTGGCCTCAACCTTATCGTCCATTCCTTCAAGCTCTTTTGTGACGGCCCCAGCGACATCAGCGACTGTAGCCTCACCTCTATTAAAAGCCTCCCATAAATCAAATGTTGATTTACTCATGGCTGAGAATGTTTCATCTGTTGATTTTGAACCATCTTTTACACGAATTTGAAATTCTTTCATAACATCATTAACGTAATCTCAATATGTTCGCTTGCATTCGCTACATGCAAACCGTTCGCTTATGAACTGCTTTATATTTCTATAAAGTTCAGACTATATCTTCATCCTAATAGGATGCTCCCTGTTTCCATTCGCTTGAATGTACTCTCTTTCGAGATAGTCGTTGAACGTTCCTATAAAAAAATAGGCTTCGCTGCTGATTGTCCAATCCTTAACATTGTCACACTTTGGTAGTTAAGGCTCTAAGGAGTTTCCAGCAATTAAAGGAGTTCCAATAATGTATTACTACATTAAAGCCCAGTAAAATTAGGTTATATACGCCAGCTTTTGCGCCTCTCTCCATGATGCCGAAATATTCCTCGGCACTATATCCCATATTGCCAAATAAAGAAGAATACTCTGCGACATTATCAAACATTTCATTACTAAAGTTCAATCCGCGTTGGCCACCTGCAGTAAATAAGTCAAATGCTTTATCTGCAGATATGCCGAACGCTTCCATCATATTGTTAGTGCCTCGAGTGACTTCGTTTACATCAGAATCAAATGTTTTACCTAATAACATTGCTTTAGAAGTAACATTACTAAGTTCACCATTATCAATATTGTGCATATTTTGTTTTACTCGCGCTAGGGAATTTGTTACTTCATCAATATTTTCACCGTACCCTTTGCCGAATACTTCTTTTGCAGCACTTCCGTACACTTCCATTTGTCCAGCCGTTGCGCCAGTTTGGGCTTGTAGCATATCCAAAGAGCTACCCATGTCCAAGATAGTTTTACCAACACTAGCCCCTAATGCCGCAACACCTGCAGCACCCAAAGCAGCCGCGCCAGCCCCAACCGTTTTGAATACCCTTGAAGCACCTTTGCCGAATCGTTCTATTTGATTGCCTACTCTTGTAATACCTCGGCCAAAATCATCTGAACGATCACTGGCACGTCTTAAATTGCTAGAAAAATCACGATCTTGTAATGACAAGACTGCAGATATTACCCTTCTGCCCACTTTCTCACCGCCTTTTTATAAAAGAAAAAAGCTAAAGCATTTGCGCTCTAGCTTTCATTTCCATTTCTTTTTCTTCTAAATGTTTTTCTATGCTAGCCATCATTATAAGCTTTGTATCATAGTCAAGATTAAGAAGATATTCAGGTTTAAAACCACGTTGGATATAGTGATGAAGAAAATAAAAATCATCATCACTATCAATTAGTTTTTTATAGCTTTAACTCCGCCCTTTTTGTATCCTGCAAGTTCGAAACCAATTTCAGACAGCAAAGAGATTTCACCTGGTTCAAAAATTTTAGATACAATATCAGTTGGTAATGTGCAGCCAAATTCCTTTTGTAATTCTTTATCTTTTAAATTTGGTTCCACCATCGTGTTATACACCATATACTCGTCAGCATCCGTATCATTGTTTTCATCCCTAGACATTTTCATGGTATCTATACATAAAGATTTTTCAGGTTTACGCAAGACTACTTCAACGCCCAATCGTTCCACAAGTGCAACCTCTGTGACATCATCCTTCACCTGGTACTTTTCTTTCTCTTTCATCAAGTCCGTTAGTGTTAATCGTTTATTTACCTTTTTAGTCATTTGGATTCCCTCCGATATATGTTTTAGGCTGTAATTCGATCAATGAAATCATAATCAGCAAAGTTAAATGGTAATTCTTCTGTACCTGCCGTTTTTTGTGCAAATTGCATTAACATAAATTCATTAAAAGTAACCTCGTCAATGGTTACTCGTTCCGATCCAAACGCTCCAGGATCAGCTAATTTTCCGACAATATTTACATCAGGCACTATACCTTTTTTTACATCATCAGCAAGTAAGTTTGCACCTCGGCTATATACCTTTTTGACTTTTAATGTTCCCTCACCTGACCAACCAAGCATCTTTTTATGAGTTGCTGGATCTTCGGCCATATTTACATCTTCGTAATCAATGGAAACTTTAGCTTCAAACTCCTCAATGTCGAGCCATTTTTCGTTGTTCACCCATACGCTGCCATATGTGCCATTAATAACGCGATTAGATTTTAATTTACCCATGTGTCAATCCTCCTTAGATTGCAATATCTAAATCTAAGTCCTCCATAGCATCCACAATTTTTACGTTCCCACCTAAAAATACATTTCGCTTGAAGGACATTTCTCTTACTTTTTGGTCGTCCCATTCAGTAGTGTCGGTGCCGATTCCTTCCCATGCCAAACGTTGTTTACGGACATGTACCTCTGCTTTATTCGCAAAGTTAGGATCTAATATTTCTTGATCTCCAAGACCTGCAAAATAAGCATTAATAGACCTGATAAATAGCACCTGATTATCGTAAATATTATTGAGCTTGCCCACGTAATACTTATCAAATGTCATGGCAATATCATCTTTAATCATGTCCTGTACTTCCATAATGCGAATTGATTTAAAGTCTTCTGTCTTACTTCCAGTTGTTGTTGTAAGACTGTTCACACCACGACCGATTTTAATGTTTTCGCCATCATTAATAAGGATAAGCTCACCATCATCAACGGCCTTGTCTGGATCTTCTAGCTCGTTGATTGAATCAACCTCATTCAACTCGAAATAAGTAGATGATCGAGTAAATGGTAAACCTGCCATGATGCCAGCAATACGAGCTGTATATTCTGCAGTTGTGTACTCTTTTTCACCAACTTTAATTCCTGTTGTTGTGAAGTTTATGATTCCTTCATGGTCTGCCTCACAGTTTGGTAATACTGCTTTAAATGTTTTCTTTTGGTTTACGCGCTTTGATTTAATCCAAGAAGCGATATTTGTCGTATCCTTGTCCTCAATCCCTGGAATGGCCAAATAATTAAATCGTTTATTATTTAACCGTGTTAATGCCGCGTTGTAATCAGCTGCAGTTGTTGGCAAACGTTCAACAATAATTTTGCTTGGTGTACCCATAAAAGTTTTCTCAATGTAATCTAAGTTAGCTGGCGACCATCCATCTGTCGGCACTTCTTCAATGCTTTTGTATGTTAATGTGTCCACTGTTTGCACATCATCTTTTAAGATCAATGAAACAATCCCAAGCTGACTACGCTTGATCGCTGTAACGGCTTTACCAATAAACTCTATATTTATTTCAGGTAGGCCCATTCTTTAATCCCCTTCCTCATAATCCATTTCGCCCATAAGCTCAATTGGATGTTTTTCATAGAAATCTTTACCGTTTTTAATTTCATCACCAATATCAACGCCCGAACCAGGTTCACGACCATCAAAGAATTGAAGATCAAATTCAAACTGCAGCACACCATCTATTTCATCAAAATTAGGTTCCGCTATATCCAAATGGCGATCTTCCACAGAAAGTTTAAGATCGAATAAATTACCTAATGCTTCTTGAACATCTAACAATTCAATAGCATTATCATTTTCATCTGTAGGAAAATAAAAAATGCGAACCGTACAAGACTTTTCAACTTGTGTCAAATAGCCCTCACGTTTCACATTATCTAATTGCACTTTGAATGATGGCCGAGTAAAGCCTTCATTTGCTGATTTACTAGAAACATCAATATTAATAAAGTTCGATTGTAATTTCTTGTTTATTGTCGTTTTAATTTGCTTAAAAGTAATCATAGTTTCCTTTTCCTCAACAATTCATCTAGCCATTTCACCGTTTCATTTTCAACGTCACCTGAGGATTCAAATTCACGCATACCCTTATCTAATGGCTTTTTACCTTGCACAAAATCGCCTGTTTTATTGCCATCATGGTCAACCATCCAATGGCCATCTTCGACTAAGTGTGCATGTGGTGACGAATTATAAACGCGGACAACTAATTCACCATGATAACCAACAAAGACTTTTCCTCGTTTCCACTTCTTGTGGTACCCACCTGTTTTCTTTTTTACAAGGCTACGAGATTTCTTAGCTACGGTTGTCCTGGCTTTTGTGCCAATTTTACGCATCAGTTTTGGA